TCTGGGCGAACGTAAGTACGCCCATGCGTGGCGCGTACTCGTAGGTGACCGACGTTCCTCCGGCAGCATGAGGACTGTAGGCGATGTCGCTAAGCGAATCGCTGAGAAGTCCGAGACTGTAGGAGATGCGTGGCTGGCATACAGGTATGGGTGGACGCCCTTGTTGGGCGACATCTATGGGGCCTGTGAACAACTTGCGCAGTTAGATGCCGGGTCCTATCATAGGTACCGGATCAAGGCGCAAGCTCGTGTAAAAGCCGAGACCTCAGACGGTATCTCATCGCTGGCCAACTACGTCACTGGTAGCAATACCATTAAGGCGAAGGTAACCGGGGTGAGGAAAACCGAATCTCAGGCTCGGGTCGTCCTATATGCCAATCGTTCCGCAGAGCATTATATTGCTCTGAGGGATGTGGGTGTAGGTGATCCTCTCTCTACTGCTTGGGAACTACTGCCATATAGTTTTGTGGTAGACTGGTTCCTTGGGGTTGGAGATTTCCTAGAGGCTGTGACTGCCCTCCAGGGGTATCAGTATGTCGCCGGGACCGTGACTCTTTACGAGAAGCGGCACGACGAGTACTGGGGCTCCCTGGCCGAAACGGACGGGAGTTACAAGCTGAAATGGAGTGGTATTGGGGGACTGTGTCGTAGTGAGGATCTGGCGCTCTTTCAGAGGTCAGTGCTCACTGAAACCGATTTGTCCTTCCAATCTGTTATCTCAAATTGGCAATTGCCCTCTTTTCTCCGTATGGGGGATGCACTCGCTCTTATGAGGGGTGCGTTTTCTCGGTTCGGGGAGTAGGTGTCAAGCCTTCATTACGCATGAGGCGTAAAGTTCCATGGCAAGTAATGCTACGATCGTCGTAAACGACGGCGTCCCTGCGGCGCACACGTTCTCGCCCATCTCGATTAAGGACGGGAGCTCTGCTATCTACCAGAACAAGGTAGCGGCAATCGTTTCGGGCCGTGAGGCCTTGACGATGTCGATGAAGCAGAACGCACGCATCCGGACGGTCGACCTGAACCTTAAGGTTCCACGGATCATTTCCGAGGTCCTCAACGGTGTCACGGTGTCGAAGGTCGCAGACTTCGCTACCTGTAAGGCGACGGTTCTAGTCCCTGTGGACTGGGCCACCGCCGAGGCCATGAACGCGAGAGCGCTCTTGGCCAATATCCTGCTTCACGCTACGGTCGCATTAGCAACCGATGAAGCAGAGTTTGTCTGGTAGCAAAGATGACAACTATGGCAATCCCGCCTAGTTTCTGCGACACCCTCATTGGAGTCCATTCATGGGTAATCGGCATCGTACTCGTCTACGTCCTCATCATCCTGTCGATCCAACGGGTCTCTTCGAACGGCTTGCGAAAGCAATCGGACGAGGAGAACCCGTGGTCAGCAATCCTGCTGACGTTGTCAAGAGGCCTTTTCCGGAGATAAGCTCGGCGACTTCGCTGAGTGACTTCCGTGACGAATACCTCCTTCGGGAGGTGTTGCGGAAGTTCCCGGACTACGACCTTGGAGTCGACAGGCAAGAGCGCGCTTTATCGTCCTTCCAGGACGACGAGCGGCTTAACCGCCTGACAAATGAACGTTTATCCAGTACCAACTTCTCGCTTGACGCGAGCGTACGCAAGGTATTTGACCTAGCGTGTCGTAAAGCCGTTGGTATCCTGGGCCGTTTTGATGTCGGCGAATTTGCCCACAGGGTGAGATTTGGTCCCGGCAGCACCACAAGTCTGTCAAGGCGTGATGCCTCAGACGGACATAAGCTGTCCTCATCCCCACATGTCACACAACGGGCCAGTGATCTCGCGATCCTGGTGTTTGAGCAGTTTCCGCTATGGAAGCGGCTGTTTGACGCTTACGACGGTAAATTTCTCTGTCGTGAGTCTGACGTGCTGACATGCGTTCCTAAGAACGCACTGACTGACCGGGTCATAGCAATTGGTCCGGACCTCAACGTCGCTTTACAGCTGGCATTGGGGGCGTGCATCCGTGCGCGTCTCTGGTGGTCAGGTGTCGATCTGAGCGATCAGTCCATCAACCAACGCAGAGCCCGGCAGGGCTCGGTGGACGGAGAATTAGCAACGTTGGACCTAAAGTCCGCGTCAAACTCCGTCACAACCACCCTTGTGTGGCGTATGCTCGGTAACCATTCCGCAGCTAGCGCAGACTTACGGTGGTATCACCTCCTGGACGCTCTTAGAGTGCCCATGTATGAGTTGAATGGTGAAACTCGCACGTATGAGCTGTTTTCGGCAATGGGGAACGGGGCTACCTTCGAGGTAGAATCCCTTATTTTCCACAGCCTAGCAACGGCTACGTGCGAGATCTTAGGTATACCCGCGGATGTTACGGTCTATGGAGACGACCTCGTCGTCCCCACTGGATCCGTGCCTCTATTGAAAGAGGTACTTGAATACGCAGGGTTCCGCCTGAACGATGATAAGTCGTTTTGGGCGGACGGGCCCTCGTGTCCGCGTTTTCGAGAGTCATGTGGTGAACACTATCTCGATGGGTATAGCGTGACCCCCTTCTACGTTGACACTCCACTAGATTCCGTGGAGGCCATCGTCCTCGCAGCGAACAACCTTGTTCGCTGGTCATTGAGCCCGCATGGGAGGGATGCACGGGTTCTACCCGTGTATACTTGGCTTATCAGCCATCTGCCCAAATGTGTGCGAGACTGCCGAATTCCTTTCGGCCCTGAGAACGACGGGCTAATCTGCGACTTTGATGAGGCTAGGCCTCGGGTCGCAAGGTTAGAGTTATGTCGGACACCCTATGGCTGGAAATGCAGCGTGCTAAAGCCCGTTGCCTACCAGAACTGGGAGTGGACCGGCGACATCGCCTTCGTAGTTAATCGGTTCAAAGCCTCACAGAAGCGGTTTCAACCGCCGAAGTGGGATAGACCGAAGGAGAAACTGCCTCATAAGCTCCGCGAGGAGGGGAAACCCGAATCGATAGAGTTGAGTGGCAGAGTAGTCACGAGTTGGCCCTATATGGGCCCTTGGGTTCACGACGATTTCTTTCTGAGCTCTAATGCTCTGGACATATCGTTGTGGAGTGAGCTAGCTAGAAGCTAGTCCGGTGGGTATTGGGCGGTGAATCCGCCCCCCCTCGAG